CACCAAAACTAGGAACCCCTGAGCGAGGACTTAGAGCGTTTATTTATTTACTTATGGCTGACCGCTCGTATGTTGGCTTAGGGCACGATGTAGTCCCAAGCGTCCTCGTATAGGAACTCATCCACCTCTGAATGGTTCCTGGGTTGTTTCAACTTCTCACAGTATTTCGCATCGAATCTCAACGGTGTTTCAAAGATCCTCAACAGATGTTCATACTCACTGTGTGAGAAGTCGAATGCTATCATGATTTCCTTCATTGCCACGACCGAGTCGACTTTAAACTCTTCGACCTGTTTAAAGGCGGAGTAAGCACCGTAGCTCGCTTCAAGAACTTCTTTAAGAGCGAAATGTCGCCCCTGGACGCAACTGCGTAGCCATTTGCCAAGGTCCTCGTAAACGGGGATTCCCTTGTACAAAATGGTGTACATGTATCCAATGGAAGCATAGTACTCATTCAAGCTCTTGTAGTAAGAGGGATTGATGACATACTGAATCTTGTCGAGTAGAGTGCGCAGGTTCTGAACCTGATAAAACTGTCCTGGCTCAATCATAATGAACTTAGATGAACAGAAGTCCACATCATGATAGTCATACACCAACTCAAGTTTGATGTCAAAACCAAAGTGTTGATAGGTATTGACATAATCAGACTTAGTTAGGCTAAGCATTCCGTCGTCGCCCATGACATTAAAGCGGTGTTTTGCCATGCCGTTGAAACGCAAGAAATAATCACTCATGATCCAATTATCCACAGTATTATCGAGAATTGTCGAGGCATCGCCAGATATTTGGCAGCCGTCGAAATGGTATTTCAAGCCATTCAACGTTTCACCTCGCGTATGTAGAGTCTCTTCGAAAATGTGGCGGTACTCCTTTTCCCATAGAGGACCCATGAGCTTTTCGTAGAACTGAGCAGTGACCTGTTCACGGTATTCTACGCGTTTCGACGATTCGAACTTGGAAAAGTCGGTCTTTGCCATTATGTCATTCCAGACATAGTCTCTGAATGCATCTCCGCGTTGTTTGAAGTTTTTGCCTATTCCGCACTGAGGCAATTTGGAGAATGCTTGCTCGATTGGTAAGGTATACTGTAGATGATTCAGTGTAAATCGAGTATCACGAGACATGACAAACCGTGGTGCTTTGCCGTGCTTCATCTTTTCTTTCTTCAGCACTGGGGTAACGCGAGAGATTTCGCGCAACTTAGTTTGGCCACTACGGTGTAGCATCCAATAAGCGCGCTTATATCTCTTACGGAGCCTAGGTGAACGAGTTTTCAATAGCTCATCCATAGGCATTTTCTCCTGGTTGTAACCGGCTTCTTTGACCTTTGTGACGAGGTCGTCGATTACTTCACCCAGCAGCTTCCAGTCCACTTTATCATACGAGGGCTCGGTCGATTGAGCCAGATAGCGGTTGTGGAATGAAATCTCCTCATTGTGCTGACAGTTGGTGTACACTATGTACTGCGTTTCGTCTAGTTGTTGTGGATCGAATGCTTTAATTATCTCGCCGTCACACTTAAGCATATTCCGCGATGTTCCTATACTACGGAACTCAGCGTTTTTCCAAGTAGCAAACTCCCCTAGTGGGAACTCACCACGTGCGCAGTGCATAGGTTGATGTAACGGCGGCGTTGTTGGCGGGGGCTTAAGTAGAGACCTCAACGCGTCGCCATGGCAGGTGCCAATGCCAGCGACTGACGTTTTCGTTCTTCTGTTGGTAGAGGAACTGATCGTCCGTCGCAGAGGCGAACTTGTTGATGGTCGCTCGAAAGCGGTTGACATCCGTGTGCGTAATAGGTTCCCAATCGTTCTCGCGAGCCCACTTCAACGCCAGCTTATGGGCATGATCTTGCTTGAGGTCGAACGAGGAATACTTGGTATGCGCATAACGGCAAATGTAGTCATATAGAGTCCCGATGATCACCCGATCAGGAATCAAAGGGGCCACCGCCCCCTGTTCGCCGCACTTAGACGGAATGTCACCGGTTTTGTGATTTACATCCGCCGCGAAGTCGAACTTTGACGATCCTTTGCCGAAAATGCGTTTATACCAAGGTGCCTTGTAACGCAACACGGTTCGCTGCGGTTGACTTGCAGCGAGGAGTCCTTCTTGGGACAGTAGTGGCGCGCTTGTTTCAAGAGTTGGCGCACCGCCCCACATAAGGCCCAGCGAAAATTGAGGCGTCAGTGTTCTCACAATTGGTGAAGAATTGGTTCCACGAGATGAGCGCGAAGCATCTGTCTCGCTAGGGAACGTAGTAACACTGACAGTTGATAAACTTCCATCACGAGATGAGCCCACAGTCTCTGTCTCGCTTGGGAAGGTTATCACACTGTTGCGCCTTTGTGCTGGTGGCACCTCTCTATGTGCCTCATCGGAGAGCTCGTCTCTTTGAGCAATAACGGCGTCAGCCTGTATTGGCACAATCTGGTTGACGGGCGTTTCTCCGGAAACAGGGAACTCTCGAGCGTCCAAAGCGCAGATGCATAGATATTTGCTGACCTTCTTGCAGGCCACACAAATCATTGGGACACATTTGTCACTGTTATCCATGACAAAATCGTTGATGTTGTTCCACTCTGCACGCTGATAGAGCGTTCCACTGTTCGCTTTTCCGATGGCTTTGCGTTGAAACACTGCCTCGGGTGACTGAAAGTCAAAGCGACGCGCATCTTTGCGCGATTTTTGCTCGCTGGCCACCTGACCTTCAACAGGTGCGTCCGCCGCATTCCGCGGACTAGCTTGGTTGATCGGCGCAATATGGATCATTTCGGCTGGGGCGCGACCCCCTTCAACAGCGGCTGTTACCCCGCTGTTTAGCTTACTTTTCTCCTTGCGTAATGAGTGGTGTTTGCCACCCCGCGACCCACGGTTTTGCTTAGTACCATGTCGGCCAGGCATGGTGTGCAGCTGTA